GGCCACCCCACGTTCTACGGAACACTCCACCAAAAGAAAGGAGTCGTCATGCCTTCCCGTAATATTCAAGATTCGGTCTTCGCTGGTACATATCATACGATATATGCCGGTGACGTTCCGATTCCGTATTCTCATATCGAGCATGCGGATGTATCTAGTTTATATTGGGGAGGCGTAGGCCACTATGGCTATCCTGATTTTCCTACCGCTCGCGATATAGGCGGCGATTTTGGACTCTCTTATAATAGAGTCTGGAACGGCGTCTGCGATGTAGGAACGATTCAGGGAGGCAATGTCTACCGCCAGCATCGTTATACTGGCAACGTATTCATTATCACCCCTGACCAATGGACTCTTCCTACCCCATCTGGGGACGGATCATCCTTTGGAGCCACAGCCTATAGCAAGATGAAGCCTGACAAACCTGACATGAATGGTCTTAATGCTATTTATGAGCTAAAAGACCTTCCTGGCATGATTCGTCAGCGCTTCCATGCGAAGAATCTTCAAGAGATAGGAGATTATTATCTCGCGGAGAAATTCGGATGGGAAGCTTTGCTAAAAGATGTCAGGAGCTTTGTTATAACACATATACAAGCTCAGGACAGATTGAAGCAGATCTTGCGTGACGAAGGGCGTCCTGTCAAGAGGAGAATTATCCTCAATGACAGTACTTCCATCAACTGGCAGGATTCGGGGGTCGGAACATATCTCGGCCCTCAATTCGTGACCTACTTTTATGCAGGTCCCCAGCGATGGAACAATGTGCTTTCACGCAGTGACAAAGTATGGGCAGCTGCCCGCTTTCGTTACTGGTTAGCACCTGGCCCTAGAGATGTCGAGTGGACAAATGCGCTGAAGGCAAAGATCTTTGGATTTAAGCCGACACCTGCAGTTGTTTATCGCGCCATCCCGTGGACTTGGCTAGCCGATTGGTGTACTAATGTTGGTGACATGATTGATAATCTTGAAACCACAGTAGTAGACAGGCTAGCAGCAGACTATTTCTATGTGATGCGCCAGATAGAGGATGAGTACAAGTTTACTTGTTCTACAACCTATTATCGGGTGGATACTATGGAATTAGTTCCTGCTTCCGCGTCCGGTCGTCGAATAAGGGGCGTAAAAACGCGCCTACGCGGCGATCCTTTTGGTTATGGTACTCAAGAGGCGAACCTCAACGGTACCAAGTTGTCGATACTCGGGGCATTAGGTTTATCCCGCATTCGATAACACTCCGCGCACGTACGGAATACGTGCTTGTAAGCGTAACAAAGTAAGGAGCTTCTAATGCTAGCCGATCCTCAATCAGTCACCGTCAACGCTGTAGCGATTCCTCTGCCTCGCACCCAACAGGGCGCATCGCAGAATATCTATACATCGGCTGATGGTAAGACTGTCATGACGACCAAGCAGAATATTACGTCTGCAAGGTTTCGTCGTGAAGTCCGACTGGCTCAGACGAAGATTGCCGCAGATCCTATCTCGGCAGTCAACAAAGAGTCAGGCTTCAGCGCGTATTTCGTCATTGACGAACCACGTTCTGGAGTATTTTCGGATCTTGAGATTGGGTACGTGATCGATGCTTTGAAGGCTTGGCTTACTTCGGCCAATTACAACAAAGTACTCGGCGGTGAGTTTTAAGTTCGTTGAGTAGTATGACGAATCGTTCGATTCTAATACTCATCTTCGAATTTATACTCCTCGTTCTAATGGCTTACTCCTTAAACAAGAGTTTCCATTAGATCACGGTATCTCCAACTGGAGCTAGCCTAGACGGTCCTGTTTCCTACATTACTATGGAGGTAACAGTGAAAAGACCGACCATGCTCGTCCAAGCTGTACTCAAACAATTGAGTATGGACTTAGACTTGTCCGTAGAACGCGATCTGCAACGTGTTGCAGATCGTTATGAACACGAAGGGCTTTCGTTTTTGACGATTACCCTCCCTCTGCTCTCAGATGCCCTCGAAAGAGGCCTGGAAGCAGGGACGTTCACATGTCCTAGTGCTTTCGCACGACATGGAAGGCTCCCCCGATTTCTCGGAGGTTTCGTCAAACGTGTGTTTCATACTGATGGTAGTCTACTC